CTTAATATTTAATGAGGACTATGCCAGAAAAGTTATTCCATTTATTCAACCGGAATACTACGAACAAAGAGTAGAAAAAATAGTTTTTGAGGAAATTGTTAAGTTTATTGTTAAGTATGGGTCCTCTATTACGATAGAAGCACTCAATATTGAGATTGATAATCGTAGAGATTTGTCTGAATCTGAAAATAAGGAAATAATAGAATTACTTTCTAAACTTAATAATATTCCTGTTGATGCGAAATGGATTCTTGATGTTACCGAAAAGTGGTGCCGTGACCGTGCTATTTACTTGGCACTTATGGAATCAATTCATATTGCCGATGGTAATGACGAAAAAAAAGGTAGAGACGCTATTCCCAGCATTCTTTCGGATGCCTTAGCGGTATCTTTTGATAATAATATAGGGCACGATTATCTTGTAGATTATGAGGGACGTTATGATTATTATCACAAGAAAGAAAATCGTCTTGAGTTTGATTTGGATTTCTTTAATAAAATTACAAATGGAGGAGTTCCAAGCAAGACATTAAATATTTTTCTTGCTGGAACAAATGTTGGCAAAACTCTGGCGATGTGTCATATGGCATCTTCTTTTTTGCTTCAATCCAAAAATGTTCTGTATATTACTATGGAAATGGCAGAAGAAGAAATTGCCAAAAGAATGGACGCTAATATGCTAAACGTTGCTATTAATCAATTGGAAGATTTACCAAAATCCACTTTTACTAATAAGGCATCTAAACTCGCAGAAAAAACAAAAGGAACTTTAATTATCAAGGAATATCCAACTGCCTCCGCACACTCCGGGCACTTTAAGGCACTTCTAAATGAACTCGCCCTCAAGAAATCATTTAGACCCGATGTTATTTTTGTTGATTATATTAATATCTGTGCGTCATCTAGATTTCGTGCCGGAAGTAATATCAATTCTTATAGCATAATTAAATCAATTGCCGAAGAACTTCGTGGTCTTGCTGTGGAGCACGATGTTCCAATTTTCAGCGCCACACAGACGACCCGTAGCGGTTTTAGTTCATCAGATGTTGAAATCACGGATACTTCAGAATCTTGGGGACTTCCTGCGACTGCCGACTTTCTTGTTGCCCTTATCAGCACTGAAGAATTAGAAGGACTGAATCAAATTATGGTAAAGCAATTAAAAAATCGTTACGGTGATAAATCGATCTTCAAGCGTTTTGTTGTCGGGATTGATAGGTCAAAAATGAGACTTTATGATGTAGAACAATCAGCACAAAATGATATACTTGACAAAGGTAAAGATGAAGAGTATACTTATGAAGAAACTAAAAAACCATCGTTAAAAGAAAAATTTGGACAATTTAAATACTAATATGACACAAGTAATTGATACAAATAAATATATTGAGTTTGTACGACAAACTACAAGTCCGGCAAGTAGTGACTTTAATAAACTTATTGAAAGAATGAAAGAACTTGATGGGGAAGGTGTAAAACTAACTCATCTGCTTACATTTGCTTTGGGTGCTTCTGCTGAAATGGGAGAAGCAGTTGAGATTATTAAAAAATGCCTATTACAAGGGAAGACTTTTAATGATGATGCGAAGGTCCATCTTACCAAAGAGATGGGAGATGTGCTGTATTACATCGGTCAATTCTGTATTGCTATGGGTATAAGTTTTGAGGACATTATGCAAATTAACTACGAAAAACTATCTGCAAGATATCCGGAAGGAACATTTAGTGTTCATAGATCTGAAAATAGAGTAGATGGTGATATTTAATAACTAAATAATGAAGTCTATTGTTGGCGGCAATCAAGAATAGATAAGAGAGTAGAGATGTCTCTATTCTCTTTTTTAATATGTATAAATAATAGTGCCGCCAATAAAAACCAATGACTAGACCTACAAAAGAAGAGTTATATTATTGCTATCATATTTTGAATATGAAGCAGAGTGATATATCCAAAAAATTTGATTATCATAATGTTCCAAGATTGTTGAGTGAATATGGTATTGAGAAGAAAAAAAGAGGAACATTCAGAACTCTTACTACAGAAAAAATAATACAAAGATTTAAAGATTTGCGAGAAGATAAAGGACAATTTTATAATTATTCTGAAGTTGAGTATATAAATTCCTTAACCAAAATAAAAATAATCTGTCCTTTACATGGAGAATTTTATCAATATCCATTAGACCACATTAAAAACTATACTGGATGCACTCAATGTTCTAGTGTAAAAAGAAAAAAAACTTGTATAGAAAAATATGGTTATGGATCTCCACTTCAATCCGAAGAAATAAAACAAAAAATAAAAGCAACCAATTTAGAAAAATATGGAGTAGAAAACCCTTCACAATCACCAGAAATACATCAAAAGAAAATTGAAACTTCTCTAAAAAATTATGGATGCGAATATCCACTTCAATCAAAGATAATTAAACAAAAATCAAAACAAACTAATATGGAAAAATATGGAGTTTCTTATGCTATGAAACTCCCGGAAGTAGCACAAAAATCTGTTGAAACAAGATTTAAAAATAATAACTATATAAAATCTACAAGTAGCGAAGAAGCAAGAGATTTTATTAAAGATTATATTGATAAGAAACAATATAATTTAAATCAATGTGCGTTTTCAGATAATGAAAATAATTTATATGAGTGGGGTTATCACTATAAAGGAAAATGGATACTTTATGACTTGGTGGTATTTGAAGAAGGATTTAGAGGAAATAAGGATAAAATAATTGAAATATTAGAATATCACGGACCATTTCATTACACTGAAGAAGATGTTTTGATAAGAGCAAATGAAAAAGCATTTCCTTGGAAAAGTAAAAAGATGACTATCAAAGAAAGTTATGAGATTGATAAACTGAAAGAAAAGTTTGCAAAATCTTTAACTATAAACTATAATGTAATTTGGGTGAACAAATATCATTAAAAAATAAAACAGAACTATCCTATTTTTTTGTGACTTTAATATTCAAAAGAATTAGAACAAATAAATATAAGTATATCTAACTACATATGAAAAAGTTCTTTCAATTCATTCAAGAAGCGAATAATTCCTTGTCTGAGTTTGTTGACAAGAAAAAAAATCTTGCCACTTTTAATGTAAAAAGAGTTCGTCTTCCAAGTGGTGGTAGATTGATTCCTAATGGTCACGGAGATTATCACGATAGTAAAACTGGTGAACTTATTGCTCAATCAGAAACTACTCCTGGCGGAATAGTTAAATTAAAATTTTTCAATCAAAATCAAAGACTTGGTAAAAGAGATCCAGATCAAGATAGATCTAAACTTTCTCCTTTAGTGCCACCATCACATCAGGTTGCAGAAGAGTTTGAAAAACAATTAAGAGATAAGTATATTCGCAAAGAAATATTCAATGAGGGTGATTGGGTTGAAAATTTAAATACTGGTTCAATTGGAAAAATTATTCGTAGAGGGACAAATTATCTTATCTGCGTTACAGAAGATAATGTAATGTTTAAACCTTGGATTAGAGATGTTGCTGAAGTTTTTCAAAAAGAAATTCCTTCTAAAAATCTTAAACACTTAGTCAAAAAAGCGGTAAAACGAAATGATACAAATATTGATGGATTTGTAGACAAAGAAGATGATAAGGCAGGTCCGTATGGGGCATTTATTCCGCAATTAAAAAATACTCCTAAGAACTTTAGGGTTAATGAGTGGACGGATCAATCCGGAGTCCCTGCAAATCAAAGAGAAGTTGGAACAGATGCTCTACGAAAATATGTGATGTCGGTTTCTGATAATAAGGCAATTCATAATTTTAATGTTAAAAAATTCATAAATAAGTATAAAGTAAAAAGAACATAGGAAAATGCTGTCTCATATCACGACCGATTTACATAAAGTATATCTTGAAGAAGTTTTTACACCACAATTAGGTAAACCAGGAGCATCTACTCCAGTAAAACCTAAATCTTCTTCCGATATTGATGGTGATGGTGATGTTGATTCTTTTGAGAAAAAAGTTCGTCAATTAATTTATGATGTTCGTCATATAATGAAAGAGAAGAAAGTTCCTGCTGTAAAAGCATTTCAAATGAG